CCTGGAGACCGGCCTGCGATCCCTTGGGCACGATGCCGTGGATCGTCATCGGACTCCAGCAGATCAGCCAGATGGAACCGTTGTCGGTACTCACCCCGCCGCCAGCGATGATGTTCTCGGCGTTGGCAGCCGACAGGCTGTTGTAGCGCGGGCTGAGGCCGGTGAAGGCTTCAGGCTCCGTGCCCTCGTTGCCATAGAACAGGGTGTCGACGATCTCCTGGTTCATACCCTCGATGTGGGCACGATCCTCCAGCAGACGCCACTGAGCGGAGTTGCCATTCAGTTCGGCCAGCGCCTTGTCAACTTCCGAGTACGCTTCGAGCATACCGCAGTTGTCTGTGACCTGGGCCGTGGTGCCCTTGGTCGGCTGGACGAAGCCGTACATCTGACGCCACGTCGGGGCGGGCAGACCAGTGCGGACCGTCGAACGATTGCCGGTGATGAGGTTGCCCTCCATCCACGTCATGTCAGCGAGGATTTCGTTCGTCTCGTTGAGGATTTCGGCAACGGTCGCGATTGAACCATTGGGGTCCTGCGCCTTTGCCAGATCAAGCAGAGTGGGGTTCAGCACGCTGAGAGCGGCCATGGTTCATATTCTCCAGTTGCGTTCAGTTCATTCCGGGGTACAGGGTTTGAGCCGCGGACTTGGGCGGTTCTGCCGCACTCTTGCCCGTGACCACACCGTCTTCCGCCATCATCTTGCCGACCTTGGCAAAGACGCGGACGACTTCGGGATGGTTGCCCAGCCCGGAGGTATTGAGAGCGGTGACAAGCTCCGGTGTCCCAAGCTCCGTGATAGCCTTGCGGGCGGCTGCCGCGTTCGCCTCGAAGTTGGCGCCGCCGATGTCCTTGTCCGCCTTTGAAGCGGCCGCCCAGCCGTCCGACATTTCCTTGAACGCAGTGGCCTGCGCCTGTGCCTGCTCCGTGGAGTGCTTCACGTGATAGTCGACGAGCTTCTGCGCTGCATCCTGCGAGAGATTGAGTTCCTTGGCGATGTCTTTGAAACCCTCGACCGCTTCGGACGCGAGTTCGACGCCTTCGGGGGCCGTAAAGTCGCCATAGGTCTCGGGCGCGCCTTCGGCCTTCTTGGCGGTTTCATCACCATCAGCCGCCTTTGCGACTTCAGCGTCAGCCGCCTTTGCGACTTCAGCGTCGGCAGTAACCTTCGCAGCATCGGCAGCCGTGGCGTTTTCAGTGCCAGCCAGGATTGTCTCGGTTTGAACTTCGTCAGCCATCTTCAAGTCCCTTCCCCATTGAGAATACGAAGCCGCTCATCGGCTTCATCCTGCATCAATCTATAGACGACAGGCGATGCTGTAAATACCTCACCCATGACCGCAAGTCCAATGAATCGTTTGCCCTCCTTGAAGGCCGATGTCAAGGCGTCGCCCGTGAACGTCGTCTGGTAGACCTCGCACTTCTCAAGGATGCGCCAGACGAAGGCGCGGCCCTCGTAGGTGCCGATCAGCTTCTTGAAGTCCTCGGTCTCTTTCTCGGTAGCTTGGCTACGCCGCTTCGTCTTCTGGCCAACGACATAGGCATCGTCGTCATCGGTGACGGTGGTAGCTTTACGCAATTCTGTTTCGTCGTCGTAGCCGCTCATGTCGCACCGTCGCTGTAGGGGCCGGTCTCAGTCTTTGTTCCGTCTGCGTGGATGGTGATGCGACGACACCAAACGCAGCCTGCTTCGACCGCAGCGATTGCATCGTCACCTGTCAGCGTGCAGCGAGGAGGGCCCTGACAAACGATAACGGATTGCGGGTGTTCGTAATCGCTCATGCGCCACCTGTCAGATCGGTCAGCGCGTTCTTGCCGTCAGTCTTGGCGTCCGACAGCATCTTGGCGGTGTTGGCGCCCTGCTGCGCCATCTGCATCGCCTGCTCCTGCTGCTGCTGCTGTGCGCGATCGGCCCTGATCTGGGCGACGGCATCGTCGGGCACAACGATCGTAGGCGGAACACCGATGGCGTTGGCGTATTCGTCGACAGCCTGATCGGCGTCGAACTTGTCGAGGGTCTGGGCGAAGCCGGCCTTGGCCAGACCGCCGACGAACGCCGCGAGCCTGTCGATTCCACCCACGGCCACGGCGCGCTGCGCCATGGCGAGGGTCGAGATGAAGTTGACCTTCAGTTCCTTGCCCTCAAGCTCGGGCGGGGCAGGCGGCAAAAGGTTGGCGCGAACCATCTGATTGAAGGTGCGATCGACGAGAGGCGCAAGGAACTCGCCGTGCATACGCTCAAGCACAGGCCCTAGCTGGAGCAGGCGTTCCTCGTTGCGCTGCATGAGGTCGAACTGATTGCGCGGCTGGATGCCTTCCATGGTCGATATGGCGAGGAACAGATCGACGAAGAACGAGGTCTCGATACGGCGTTCGGTGGCCTGAATGTCGGCCATGAGTTCCTGCACCTGCGGTGACACCATGTAGATCGGGCGGATACCCTGACTGCTGGGGTCGCCATCGAAGCCGGTGTAGCCGCCCGGCAGCGCCGACACGTTCTTGGCCGATGCCGGCCCGTGCAGGGGAGGGTTGACCATCTTGTCAATGGCCTGTGCCTTGCGCTTCTCCTCGACCTGGAGGCTCTTGATGTCGCCAAGCGAAGTCATGGCCGGGCAGTCGGTGCCGTAGATGTCCTCGCCCGTCACGTCCCAACGCGGACAGTAGACGGGGAACTCCTCGAAGCCCTTTTCGCGGAGGAACTGGTCCTTGTCGTTGTTGCCCGGCTCGTAGTAGCAGGACGAGAACGCCTTGTACTTCGACAGCTTCGAGGACTCACGGTAGTCGTCGTTGGCCTGAATGAACTGGGTGACGGGGTACCACGCATTGTAGTTGCTCTTGTCGTACTGGTCGCGCACGAACTGGCTGCACTTGTCCTTGCCGAACTCGTCGACCATCTGCTTGACGGTCATCTCGAACTCGTGGGCGAACGTGCGGACGCGGTAGTTGTTGTCCTGCGCGATCATGTAGCTGCCGGCAGTGTGCGTGTAGAAGCGGGCCACGTCATCGAAGTCATCGACATGGGACATGGCCCCGGTCCCGAACAGCAGCAGTTCGCCCAGCATGACCGGAGCCATGTTGTAGAGGTTCGACTGGTTGAAGATTTCGCGCTGGATCGTCTCGGCCTTGTAGAGCCAGTTCTTGACCGGCCCGAACTCCATGAGATCGGCGTCGAAGGTGCTGAAGCGGACCCATGGCCGCGCGGGCGACATGATACCAGCCAGCATACCCGACCGCGCGATGCGATGCGCCTGTGTGGCTCGCGAGTTGATGATGTTGTTGTAGCGCCGATCACCTTTGTTGCGATCGGTAATCAGGAACCGGCCACGGCGGGGCTGAATGAACTGGGCAAGCTCCTGGTAGTGCGAGATGAACGACTGGCGTTCCTCGCGCATGGCGGAGACTTGGCGCTGATATTTGTCGCGCTTGGTTTCGTCGGCCATGGTCTACTGCCCCAACAGGGTTTTGGTCGCCGTGTTGCCGGAACCGACGAGACCACTGGCGCCGGTCAGGATGGTGCTGTCGGTTCCGCCTGCCAACGCCGCACGCGCACGTTCTTCAGTCCGCGCTCGTGTGACCGCGGGGTCGAGGATCGTGGGCGGCGGAGGCAGAGCCTTGGGCAATGCAGGGACCGCGGGGGTACTAGGGCCTTTTGTGATGAAACTCATGATTCACCCTCTCTGCTTCTCAAGAGTTTGCTGAGTTTCAATCATCAGGGCCTGCCCTTCGCTGTCGACGGCGACGAAGCATCTCAGCGGGTCGTCCGCGACAACATGTAGACATCCACGTCAGCGCCCGAACCGACGACGGAGAGACGCGCCCGCAGGTGCAGGGGGTTCTCTGCCAACTTCGTCATCCCGGCTGCCGTGAACGAGACCACGGGACCCGCGAAGTCATGGCACTGCGCCCAGGTCACGCCATCGTTCGAACCTTCGATGATGACGGTAGCCCCGCCAAACGTACCGATGACCTGAACTGTCCGGTCGGCAGCGCCGGGGATACTGACAGGCAGACCAGTGTGGTCCGTCGTCGTCACGAGGGCTTCCCAGAGGGTCAGGGAGCAGAAGCCCGCTACAGGGGTCGTTACGGGAGTGATCGCCATGGTCGTCCTCTACCATTTCTGCTCCAGCGGATCGTACTCGTGCTGGACGGTTCTGTTCTCGCGGGCCTCCCCGATTGGGAGATCGAGGCGTTCGACTTCCTGAGCATACGTGAGAGCCAGGGCGTCAGCAATATCGGGCGACATGAGACCTCTCGCCTTCATGTCCTTCTTGGACTCAAGGTTCACTTGCTGCTTCAAGGTATAGCCGAACTCACGTTGCGTCAACTGGCTCTTGATGTCGGGATTGTCGGGCAGGGCAAGACGGCCAGCGGTCAGGGCGTCACGCATGTTCCCCCACATCTCGTCGGCCTTGAAGCGGTAAGCCTGCTTGTCGAGAGGCGACCCGCCGAACTGAACCTCGAAGACAGTGAAGCCGAGCGCCCGGAGGTTATCGACGACGCCACCACCGTAGCCGCCGCCACCGTCGATGAAGATGGCCGATGGCTCCATGCCGATCTTGCGGAACTCACGGATCATGCCCGTGACCTGCCCGGTGATCTGGATGGTGTCGAGTTGACTGTACCGCTTCGGGGGGAACGAACGCGCGTCGTCTCCGATACGGGGGTAGATGACGGTCTCGTCGTCACCGAACCTTGCTACGTCAACGCCGATGACGAGAGGAGCGAAACGATCGACAATCAGTTCTTTCTTGAACGCTGCTTCAACGAGTTCGGTCGCGATGAACTGGAGCGACGATGCGGAGGGGAACTCACCCCTGACGCGGACCTTGACGAAATCGCTGTTTTCACCGTAGTCGTCGATCCACTGCTGAATTCGGGCCTTGTTGGTGATGGCCACGTTGCGGGAGTCGATCTGCCTGACCTTGATCCGCTTGGAGATTTCGCCCTTGCACTCCTCGAAGAAGTGACCGCTGTTTCGTGTCGGGTTTCCGAAGTCGAAGACCATCGGCTCGCCGTCCGTCGTACCGCCCTCACGAACCTCGAAGATGCGGTTGGCGATGGCCGATGACTCATCGAAAATGTAGAACGGCGTCGAGTTGGCGGCATGGAGACCGGCGAAGGCTTCGGAGTTCTCCTCGCGTGAGGTCTGGGCATCGCAGCGCCAGTTCTCCTTGAACTCCTTGTGTGTGAGTGACATGGCGCCGCGACCGCTGGAATAGCTGAACCAATGCTTCGTGACCGACAAGTTGTGCCACTTGCCGACCTCGGCCCACGTCTTCGTCTTCAACTGATCGGCGGTGTTGGCCGTGATGACGCCACGGCTGTAGGGGCGGGTATCGAGGATGAACTTCGCCAGCCACGCAGCGAGGGTCGATTTTCCAATACCGTGACCGCTGGAGGTGGCGAACTGGATGGGCATGACGGCGTTGGTGCCGTCGAACCGTCGCAGTTTGATCTCGGCTGCCAGGTCGTCGAGGAAGTCACAGGCCCACTCGTCGGGGCCAAACTTCGTGCCGTTGAACCGCTCCTGAAAGTGGGGCTTCAACTCGACCATCTGGATCGACCGCTCGATGTCCCACGGGAAGGCGTACATGACATAACCCAAGGGATCGGCGTAGAGCATCCCCAGGTCCCCAGCCAACTGCTCTTCAGGCGTTACCTTGGGGACGTTAGGCATCCTCGACCTTCTCTGCCTGCCCTTCGATCACCTGTTGGCTGAAAACCCGCTCGCGGCCGCGTGTCATGCGATCCACCAGCGTAACCTCATGGGTGACGTTCACGCTGTCCTTGAACAGCCCCAGATGCCTCGCCAGTGCGTCGAGTGCCTGCAACTTGGGATACGGCTTGATCTTCAGCTTCTTGACGATCCGGCTTTCCTCGCCACGGCCATCGACATAGGTCTCCGTGTCCATCGCCTCGATCAACTCAAGGTCTTCTTCCGTAGCGCCGGTGAAATCCCAATACAGGCCGCCATTGAAGTCCACCTTCTTGAACTTCGCGATGCTGCCGAAGGCGATACGGGCGTACTCGGCAACGATCCTCTCCTCGGTGACTTCCGCCCTTCTGGCCATGATCTCGCGGCGGCGTCGCACTTCCGCGGCCACGTTCGGTTTGTTGAACATCTTCTGGGGGTTGTCGGTGACCGTTCGGGAGTAGCCGGCCACACGCATCGCCTGGCCCTTGCTGCAGCCGGGCGTGGAGACGTAGTGATCGACGGCTTGGATCTCCATGGCAGTCAGCGGTTTCACTCGGGCTTCCCCTTCGAGTTCGATCACAATGGTCGGGCTACTTGTATGCTGCCGCCCGACCAAGGGCAGCTTGCCAGGGGCACCCACACCAAGTCGGGGAACGAACATGGAGGGCTGGCGGGCCACACAGTAGGGTTTTCGTGGAGCAACGTCAAGCGGGTGATGTTTGGGGACCTGATAGAACGACGTAAGGCTATTTTGGGGATGGTCTGTTTTTTTTCTGGTAATTCGTGGGAATCGTTTGCGTATCCCGTGATGTGCCTTTTTTTTTCCTGAGAAAGTTCTGGAAGGGTCTGCGTATCCCGGGAGGGTACACACGCATCGAGGCCCCCCGGCGCCCCCCAAACCGCTCTCACCTAACCCCC